TGCTGCACTGAGAGGCCCGCAAGGATACCCTCAACGAAGTGAGAAGACGGATACCCGTCCGACCGCAACTTCATATGGACCTTGAAAATGGCAAACACAATCGACCAAGCCTTCATCAAGCAGTTTGAGACTGAAGTTCACATGGCGTATCAACGTATGGGTTCCAAGCTGCGGAACACTGTGCGCACGACCAATGTGACTGGCTCGTCTGCTCGTTTCCAAAAGATCGGCACTGGCACCGCATCAACTAAATCCCGTAATGGTATGGTAACTCCGATGGAGTTGGCTCACACCTATGTCGAAGCAACGATGGCTGACTACTATGCCGCCGAATACATCGACAAGCTGGACGAACTGAAGCTCAACATCAACGAGCGTCAAGCTGTTGCTCAGTCGGCTGCTGCCGCACTGGGTCGTAAGACTGACGAACTGTTGATTACGGCTATGGACGCTGGCGCAAACGCAACGCAAGTCAACTCGGCTTCTGCCGCTGTTGAAAAGGCGGATATGTTGACCCTGTTTGAACTGTTCGGCACTGCCGACATTCCCGAAGATGGTCAGCGTTTCATTGCTATGCACCCCAAAGGCTTTGCGGACCTGTTCAACATCACCGAGTTTGCTTCCTCGGATTATGTTGGCCCGCAGAACCTGCCCTTCGCGGGCGGAATGACGATGAAAGAGTTCCTCGGCTTCAAGATTTTCTCGACCTCCGCAGTTACGGCTGGCAAAAACCTTGCCTACCATACCTCGTCGGTCGGCCTCGGCATCAACGCCGATGTGCAGACGGAAGTTAACTACGTTGCCGAGAAAGTCTCGCACCTTGCAACTTCGATGATGTCGATGGGCGCTATCGTTATTGATAGCAACGGCATCTACGAACTGCTCGACAACAACTGATAGGGAGTGACAAGAAATGGCTTTTACTTCAGCTTCCCTAACTCGCCTTGCTGGCGCTTCGGGTGTTTCGTTGTGGCACTACACCACTGCTGATGCAGTGGCAGATGTGAACACTGCTGGTTACTTCAACTCGGCAGCGGGAATGATGGAACTAAACGATGTAGTCCTTTGCGTTTCCTCCACTGGCACTACGCCCGTGATCTCGCAACTCTATGTCAATGCTAACTCTGGTACTGTTGTGGATGTTATCGATGGCGTGACTATCACCGCCACCGATAGCGACTAAGAAGGAGAAGGGGGGCTTCGGCCCCCCAACTTACACATGAGTGATCAAGCAAACACCGCAATTAAGATTTGTTCCCGCGCATCCGTTTTGATGGGCGGTTCTTCTATTTCCTCCTTTGCGGATGGAACTGTTGAGTCGGATGTTTGCGAGGCAATGTATGAAGATGTTGCTCGCGCCTCTCTAACCAATACTCGTTGGCGCTTCGCTACCAATCAATCAACCCTAACTCGGCTTGCCACTGCTCCAACTGGACGCTTTGATGCGGCTTATCAGCTTCCATCTGGAATGCTGATGCTAAACGCTTTGACTATTAATGATCTTCCAATTGAATATGACATCTATGGCGATAAGGCTTACTGCAATGCTGTAGCCGCTGATGCTGTCATTGCTGACTACATCTTCCGTGCCGTTGAAGCTAACTGGCCAGCTTACTTTACTATCTCTGTAGAGTTCTCAATGGCTGCAATCCTATCTGTTTCCGTTGCGCGTGATGCTCAACTTGCATCTCTCATGGAACAGAAGGCTAACCTATATATGATGCAAGCGCGGCGTCTTGACTCTCAACAACAGACCACTCGCAAGCTTAACACTTCGAGGTTCATTGCTCAAAGGCGTAGTTAATGCAGAAGATTCGCATCCCCATCAATAGCTTTCAATATGGTGAGGTGAGTCGTTCTGCAATGATGCGGACGGATAGCCCTGTCTACAATTCTTCGGCTCAAAGCCTAAAGAATATGATTGTTATGGCTGAGGGCAGTCTTATTAAGCGCCCTTCCCTTCAGAGCCACTATCGGTTTAATGATATTACTCAAGATGCCACTAAGGTGTTTCAGTCTTACATTACTCCATTTTCTTTTTCTGATGATGAGCAATATCTGATCTCACTTGAGCATCAGAAGGTTCGCTGCTTTCGAATCACCAATGGTTCGGTAACGCTGGTATCAACGCTTACTGCGGATACCAATAGCGACCCTCTGCCATTTGATGATGACTACCTGCATCAATACACCCATGCTCACTATGGCGATGTGATGTTCATCTGCCATCCTTTGTTCATGCCGAGGATGCTAATTCGTACTAGCCTGACCACCTTTGAGATTACCCCGTACACATTTGACCTACGGGCAGATAATTCTCAGACTTATCAGCCATACAGTGTGTATCATCGCCACAATGTAACGCTTAATCCTAGCGCAACTACTGGAACTGGCGTTACTTTCATAGCAAGCGAACCCTACTTTGACACAACGGGATCAATTGTTAGTGGTAGCTATCCTAACTCGCTTCATGTGGGCGTTATTATCCGTTGCGGAGATACTGAGATTGAAATCACTAGCGTTCAATCAACAACGCAAGTGACTGGCAATATCATTGGGACTCTTAGAATCCGTTTGGATATTCTCAATCCCCTGCGAACAATAGATGGCACTGCGATTGTTGAAGTTACGCACATCAATCATGGCTTTGCTGGCGGCGAGTCAATTACCATTGAGGGCGCATCTGCGGTTGGTGGCATTAACGCAAACCAAATCAATGGGGCGCGCACCATTGGAACAATCATTGACAATAACACCTACACCTTTACGGCTGGCACAAGCGCCAACCTATCTGAAGATGGCGGTGGTTTGGTTAAGATCGTAACTCATGCACCAACTGATCAGTGGAGTGAGCAATCATTCTCAGCAGTGCGTGGCTATCCAGCCGCAATTGTTTTCCATGAGAATCGTCTTGTCTTTGGCGGAACCATTCAGGAGCCAGATACCCTTTGGTTTAGTCGTATTGGTGAGTTCTTTGACTTTGACTTTAACGATGCGTCTGATGAGGATGCGTTCAATCTCGTTGCCGCAACTGGTGAAGTAAATGAAATTCGCTACATAACTTCCAGTCGTGATTTGCAAATTTTCACGGATACTTCAGAACTCTATGTCCCTGCATTCTTGAATCAGGCCATTACTCCAACCAATGCTCAAATCAGAAAACAAACCCCATATGGTTCTGTCTTTGTATCGCCAGCTTTAATGGATGGCGCTACATTGTTTGTTCAAACTGGCGGCAACGTAGTTCGCGAGTATCTTTATACTGACACCGAAGATGCTTACACCGCAACGTCTGTCTCCACAGTTGCCTCTCACCTCCTTAGCAACCCCATTGATATGGATGTTGTGCATGGTGCGTTTGGGGAGGCAGAGTCATATGTCGCAATGGTTAATAAGTCGGGCTATCTGTCCGTCTTTGGTTCTAACCGTGCTGAAAAGCGGGCGGGATGGACAAAGTGGGAATCCTCATTGGGTTCATTTGGCAGTGTTGCGGGAATAGATGACCGTCTCTTTGCTACTGTTTGGTCTGGCGGATACTTAAAGCTATGCGAGTTTACAGGTAATGCTGGCTTGGATAGTTATGTGTCTGGTGCTGGACCGACCATTAGCATGACTAATATCTTTGAGAATGGAGCTACTGTTCATATCGTAGGTGTGGCAACCAGCACTGGTCGCCTTGATTATCTTGGTACTCAGGTTGTTGCTAGCGCATCAGTGAGCGTCTCATCGTTTACTGGATACTCAACCTTCTATATCGGGATTCCATTTACGATTGAGATCAAGACCAATCCAATTGATGCAGTCACTCGTGATGGTCCTATGACTGGCGAGGTGCGGGGTCTTTCTGCTGCAATTGTCGACCTAAAGGACACCCGCTCTATCAGTGTTAACGGGCGATCCTTGGCAATAACTGAACCCTTCACCGGAAAAAAAGAGTTCCGATTGAATGGGTTTGGTCGTGACCCACAGATTACGATTACTCAATCTCATCCATTGCCGCTTCAGGTGAACGGCCTCATTGCGGAGTTAATCGTCTAATGGCTTTTCCATTTCTTTTGTTAGCTGCAACAGCGGTATCGGCAGGAGCATCTATTGCTGGTGGAATTAGCGCCAATCGAACCGCTAAGTTTAACGCTTGGCAGACTGAGTTTGCTGGTCGCCTTGAAGGTTTCAACATTGAG